TGGAATTAACGAGGCAAGTCAACAACTTAAAAAGTTTAAGTGCCGACCACCACGTCAGGACATGGATGTAGATGAGCAGATCAACGAGGACTTGCTAAATCACTCTGAGACGCCTGAAGAGATGGCAAAGTTATTAGACTTAAAAGACATGTTAAACGACTGCATGGATGAGATGTTTCAAGACTATGCAGAGTGCTTGACATTGCGTGAGCAAGATGGCTTGACTTACGACGAGATCGCTGAAAAAATCAATGTACCTGTTGGCACAGTCCGATCACGGATCAATCGGGCTAAGAAGTACATCAATGAGCAGTTCGAGGACTTTGACCGATGAAAGCTGATTGGAAGCTACCAATGCGTATCGAGCACCGTGTTGCTACTATCATAGCGGCACAGGAACGTGCGGGTTGGCAGTTTCGGTTACAATTAGCCAAGCAGCGTGTGGCAGAGCTAGATAAAATGGCACAAGAGATAGAACCTGCCATATCTGATATGCTAGGTCATTACTACGTCACCAAGGGACAGATAGATAAGCCATTCACCAAAGCAGGTAAGCTGTCTGTCAGGGCTGACATAGAGCAAGACGTTGGTGGGCCATTCACCAAGATCGAGTGGCAAAAGATCGAGCTAACACAACATCAGAAAGTTGGCGCTAGGTTGATGCAGCTTGGTTGGAAACCCACAGCGCTTACACCTACGGGGCATCCGAAGATCAAGGTGGACGGTGAGCCTTGCCCTAACCTACAGAAGATGCACGTCAGTGTAGGGCAGCAACTTGCTAAGTACAGCAAAGTAACTCACCGGAAAAACCAGATAGTTGGATGGATTGAGGCTTGCAGGGATGACGGCAGAGTGCCAGCTTGTGCTAACCCTAACGGCACCAACACAGGCAGAATGACTCATAAAGTGGTCGCTAACGTACCCAAGGCATCAGAGAGCGTGTTCTTTGGCAAAGAGATGCGTGAGCTGTTCACACACAAAGAGGGCGACTACAAGTTAGTCGGCTTTGATGCAGAAGGACTGGAGCTGCGTATTGCAGCGCACTACATTAACAGCGAGGCGTTTACTGATGCGCTCATCAACGGAGATAAATCCCAAGGCACTGATCCACACACGAGAGTTCTGGAGGCTTGTAGGCCATTCGGTGTGGAGACACGAGATGAGGCAAAGTCTTGTGTCTACAGCACTGTCTATGGCGCTTCTGCTCGCAAGGTTGCGGCAACTCTTAATCTTCCAGAAAGTAATGGAAAGCGCATCATTGAGGCCGTGGAAGGAGTTTTTCCGGGTATATCCACGCTGAAGCCTAACGTAGAGCGAGCCTCTAGTCGCGGATACCTAATTGGACTAGACGGCAGAAAGATTTGGATGCGTCGTGATTCTGATGGTAAACTGATGAAACACAAGGCGCTTAACTACCTTTTCCAATCAGGAGGAGGTATTGCTATGAAGGTTGTGCTTTGCTGCCTTGACAAGAAAATCAAGGATAATCAAGCAGATGTAACTTTCGTAGGCAACATACACGATGAGGTTCAAGCAGAGGTTGCAAAAGACTGGATTATGTGGTACACTAATAGTGTCTCCAAGGCATTTCAGGAAGCAACCAAGATATTGAATCTCAGGTGTCCCCTAGAGGGTGAGGTCATAGAAGGCCAAGATTGGAGCGAGACTCACTAAAGTAGTAACGGAGATGATTATGAGTAAGCAAATTATTGAAGGCAAGATCGACAAGTTGTACGTCAAGGACTTCGAGGAAGTCGATAACTACGGTAATCAGTACGGCGTAAGTATTAACATTGACGGTCAGTGGTTTGGACTTGGTAAGAAGAAAAAGCCAGCCGCTAACATCAAGGTCGGCCAAAACTGGCACCAGTTGGCAGAGGGCGACATTATCGAGGCTGTAGCTCAGACTGTAGAGCGCAACGGTCGCACTTACAACAATGTTCGCAGCAGCGACATTACACTAAAGGAAGCAGGAAGTGGTGGAAGCAATAGCAGTAGCAGTGCTGTTTCTAATGTTCGTAGTAGTTCTGGCAATAGCAATGTGGTAGCAAACAGTGGTGGCGGTGATCGTCAGTCAGCTATCATGCGTCAGTCAGCCATGGGATACGCTGCACAGATCATTGCAGGGACTCTTACTAGCAAGTCTGACCTAGATCAAGCTGCAAGCGATGTTGTTCGGATCGCACAAGAATACTTCCTGCCCTATGCAGAGAGCGGTGTTAACATCAGCGAGACGCGCCAGCAGCAGGAAGCAGAAGTCAAGAATCAACAGGCAGCGCAAGCGTCTGATGATGACGAAGACTTTAACGACGACGTACCTTTTAGCTAGGAGGTACTCGTGACAACCTCGGTAAAAACATGAGTAAGACGAAAAAGAAGCAGCCTAACTGGATGCGTGAAGACGACCGTTGGCTGAGGAAGGGAGGCGGTCATAGTGGCCCCTCCCGTCGCAAGCAGAAGCAAGAAATCTTGTTTGATATGTATGAGGATTACGAAGATGGAATTAGCGATCATAGACGCAGATAGTATTGCTTTTGCCATAACCGCAGCTATGGACAAAGATACTCAAGGTGATCCAGAGCAAGTGTACACAGTCGATGATATCTCTGCCTCAGTGAGCAACTGGCTTGCTCTTATTGAAGAAGAGACAGAGTGCAAAGACTACAAGATGTACTTGACAGGAAGATCATCGTTCAGAAAGCAAATCATGCCAGAGTACAAAGCTAACCGAGATGGGTTATACCGACCACCGATGCTAAGTGACGCAAAGCGTGTCATGGTCGAAGAGTTTGGTGCTGAGTTTGCAGAAGACGGCTACGAGGCAGATGATGAGGTCGGTCAGATCGGCCTTGACTATTGGATTGAAGGAGTAGAAGACAACTGCGTCATCTGCTCGATTGATAAAGACCTTGACACTATTCCCGGATGGCACTACCGCTGGCCTACCTTTAACAAGGAAGGTGCGCTGTACTTTGTCACTGAGGAAGAGGCTATGCACTCCTATTGGAAGCAAGTCTTGTCAGGAGACTCTGGTGATGGAGTAAAAGGTCTACCCAAGATTGGCCCTAAGAAGGCCGAGGCTTTTCTTCACGGCTGTGTCGATGAAGAAGGCTATTTTGATGCTTGTGAGCAGGCTTACCACGACACTCTACGAGGCACTATGCCTGAGAGTGATATTATTGACTACTTTAGGATAACTGCGGAAGTCCTAAGAATTGGAAAGGAGAATAGAGATCATGTCTACAGTTCTATTGGATCAGATTCAGGAGATTGCTGATGAGTACCGGAGCGACGGAGAAATCGAAGAGAAAATCCTTGAAGACCTCAAGTTCGCCGTGGAGATGGAAATTTTCCAGCGCTCATCTGCTATTTCTGAAAGTTTTAATCCCTCAGACTTTGACTATGATGGAGACTGAATTAGCTAATCTCAAGGAAGAGAACTACAAGTTAAAACGTCAAGTGTCACACTTACAAAAGCATTCTAAGCATATTAGAACTCCACAGGATATGTGGACTACTCAAGATTGGGATAAAGCGTATGGCTCGACCGACGACTAAACCAAGATACCGAAGTAAGCTAGAAGAAAGGGTCTGCAATAACTTGAGAAACCGTAAGATTAAGTATGCATACGAACCTTACCAGATAAAGTACACAACCGAAGTCAAACCCGCATACTGCGCTAACTGCGGTCACAATGTTGTCCTCAAACAGCGTAGTTACACACCAGACCTTGTGCTAGACAACGGCATTGTCATCGAGATCAAGGGCAAGTTTACAGGCGAAATGCGAACAAAGATGCTTGCTATTCGTCGATGCAATCCAGACCTTGATATAAGAATGTTGTTTCAAGCAGATAATTGGTTGACAAGGAAGAAAGCACAAAGGTACTCTGATTGGTGTGAGAGAAATAACTTTACTTACCACGTTGGAGAACAAGTCCCAAGCGACTGGGTGATTTGATATGAGACAATTTACTGACCAACAAGTTATCGCAGCCGTGGAAGAGATGGGCAGTCAAGCTGCCGCTGCTCTTCATCTCGGTATAAACAAACGTACTTTGGAGCGCCGCCTTGCGAAGATCAGAAATGGAGAAGATGCTACGGAAGAGCGTCAGTCCGGTGGTTTCGAGATTCCTGAAGGACATATTGTCAAAGGAACATCCACTCTATACGACGCCACGACTGGCGAGCCTAAACTGGAGTGGGTCAAGACAGACCTCGACAAGCAAGCCAAGCTCGACGCAATCCGATCAGCAGTAGACAGCCTTGTAAACGTAGAAAAGCCTAAACCAAGACAAGCACTTGCTACTCCTTATGCAGATGAGGTCATGGCAGTCATCCCGATCACAGACATGCACATTGGCATGTATGCTTGGGGTGAGGAAGTTGGCGAGGACTACGACGTAGAGACTGCTGTTAAGATGCTTTGTGGTGCGGTTGACTATCTTGTAGAGGCTACGCCTTCATCAGAGAAGTGTGTAATCTTGCAGATGGGTGACTTCTTTCACGCTGATAACATGAGCGGCTACACAGAGCGCAGCAAGAATATCCTAGATATTGATGGGCGTATGAGTCGAGTTTTAGAGCTTGGTTGGCACGCCCTCGAACGCTGTATTGACATGGCCTTGCAAAAGCACGAGAACGTAGAGGTTGTCTGCGTACCCGGCAATCACGATGAGTTCATCAGCATTGCTACACAGAACCACTTTAAGAGCTTGTATCGTAAAGAGCCACGGTGCTATGTGCATCCTGAGCCCACTACTCGCAAGTACGTCACTTACGGCAAAAACTTGCTAGGCGTCACACACGGGCATCAGACTAAAGATGCAGCACTACCGGGCATTATGGCTGCTGAGAAGCCTAAAGAGTGGGGCAACAGCATCCACCGTCGCTTCTTCCGTGGCCATCACCATCACGATAACCGAGTAGAGTATAACGGCTGCATTGTAGAGCAGTTCCGCACTCTGGCAGCAAAAGATGCTTACGCTGCTGAACACGGTTACATCTCTGGGCGAGACCTGAAAGCCATCATATTTGACAAAGAGTTTGGTGAAGTGGCAAGGTCTACAGTCTCGGTAGAGATTCTTAAACATTGGACTAAGGAGAAGAACTATGGATAGCAGCGAGTTTGGCTCTTTGACAGAGCTGTCAGAAGACGGCTACGAGCTTGTCGGAGTGATCGCATTTTACCAAGACCCAAATGGAGATGACGGTGCCTTCAAGACCTTCTTGGCTGGCGACATTCCTGAGAATGTCACTGAGTTGCAAGGTATGCAAGCCTTCATTATGAATGTTCAAGCTATGATGGAAGAATACTTGGACTCTGACATTCACTAACACTGGTGGTAAAAGATGGATGAACTTAGAGAGGATTACATAGACAAGGTAATCGACGCTGCAAAGCAGTCAGAAGCTAAGTTCCGACACGCTGCCCTTTGCCTAAACAGCAAGGGGCATATTGTCTCTGTGGGGACTAACAGCCGTAAGACGCACCCGCAGCAAGCAGAGTACGCTAAACGCACAGGTAGGGAGCAGAAAGTCAACCTACACGCTGAGATAGCCGCTCTGGTAAGGGCAAGAGATGATGTAGAGACTGTTCTTGTCTGTCGTCTTAACAAGCGCAGTGAGCTACGTCTATCTAAGCCTTGCCCTGTATGTAAGTTGGCCTTGGAAGAGGCCGGAGTAAATGAAGTTTGGTTTTCAACAGACAAAGGATTCGAGAAGTTATGACGGAATCAGCAATAACAACAAAGTCAGCACAGATTCTATCTGACATTGTTACGTTTACTAAGTACGCAAAGTACATTCCTGAGATTGGGCGGCGTGAGACTTGGGATGAGCTAGTCGAGCGTAACATGGCTATGCACATCAACAAGTATCCGAAACTCAAGAAAGAGATTCAGGATGTGTACAAGAACTTTGTGTTTACCAAGAAGGTGCTGCCTTCAATGCGCTCGCTACAGTTTGGTGGCAAGCCTATCCAGAACAGCCCGACCCGTATCTTTAACTGTGCCTACATGCCAGTAGATCACCCTGACAGCTTTGCAGAGGCAATGTTTCTACTGCTAGGTGGTACAGGCGTAGGCTACAGCGTACAGCGTCACCACGTTGCAGAGCTACCTGCTGTTGTAGGGCCACTGAAGAAGAACAAGCGCTTCCTAGTCGGTGATAGTATTGAGGGCTGGGCAGACGCAGTTAAGATTCTTTGTGAGGCAT